CAGCTCTACCACGCCCGTGGTGGATTTTGACAAACGGCCCACATTGGGGTCGGACGGGTCCCGGGGCGCCGCGGATATCGCCCACTTTATCATGGGCACCACGGCCCAGGGCAAGGTGCTGTACGACGAAGTGGCCGTAGGCACGGTCCTGGAACCGGGTGAAGAGGTGGTTGTCCAGTTGACGACTGCCGCGACCGGTACACCTACGGGTCATTTCAGACCGGAGCTTCTGGTCCAGCAAATGCCCGAGACCAAGGCCAACATGACGGACCTGGTTGCAACGACTTAGGATGTTATTGGTTATTAGTTATTGGTTATTGGTTATTCACCCTAAGCAGGACAGGCTCTGAATGACCAATGGCCACAAATAACAATTAACGGATAACGAATAACGAAAATTACGGAGGAATTTTATCATGACAGCTTTAGCGAGCACTGATGTCACGGTGACCGTGAATTCCAGGGATAAGGATATCGGTCACGGGGCATTGCGTAAATTTATGGGTATAGCGACCATTGCATTCGGTGATGGGGCGCTGACCTATCCCACCGGCGGGGTGGAGCTTCCGGCCATCGGTCTGTTCGGGCTTCAGCGGCAGGTGGATATCGGGCTCATCGAACAGCCCTACGGGGACGGGTATGTCTATAAGTACGACCGGACCAACCACAAGCTCCTGATGTATCAACAGAAAGACCCGGCAGATAGTGGAGGCGCGGATATCGCACTCCCGGAATTAGGCACGGGTGAGACCCCGACGGTCTCATTGAAGATGTTGTTTGTGGGAGAGTAAGGGACAGTTATTGGTTATCGGTTATTGGTTATTCGGGTCTGGGATGTCAGGCCCGAATGCCCGGTAACCACAAATAACAAATAACAAATAACAAATAACTAAAAACCGGAGGTTTTTTTATGGCACAGAAACTGTTTATCAAGGTGACGAACCCGGACGGGACGACCGGGCAGAAGGAGATCAATGTGATCAGGTCGTGGCAGGAGAGCGACGGGCGGCAGATTTTCCTCCATACCAACGGGGTGTACGGGTACAAGGACGAAAGTCCGGTATTGAAAAAAGAGGATCTTAATATTATCAGCGATCCTACACAGCACCGGCTGGCCCTTAACTGGTGGGACCGGACAGGTAAGGAGATGTCGGCAGGGTTTTACGATGCCCGTGAAAAGGAGATCGAGCGCAGACAGTTGGAGGGGGTACCGGTACCGGTAGATGGGGATGCGAGCAATTTAGATGCCATGGTCTATATCCGCAGACCGGTCAAGGACAAGCGGAAAAAAGCCTTTTCAGAGGCCAGCACATGGCCCGAGTTCGGGTTTGAGGTCCGACCCGAGTGGTGGGGAAATGCGGGAATGATCGAGTTGGGCGCGTATCATTATGAGAAGGAAGAGGCGGAGGAGCCGGAAGATACAGATCAGAAGCCAGAGACCGGAGATCAGAACTCAGAAAAAGCGGCGCCGGAGGAAGGGACGTTTTAGTTTTGAATTTTTAATGAAAAAAGAAAAACCCTCTCACAGAGCCCGCAGAGATCACAGAGTTTTTTATTTATAAATCTTTTCTCTGTGTCCCCTGCCCGCAATGCTTCGCAACGCGAGGCAGGCGGGTCTGTGTCCTCTGTGAGAGAAAATCTTTTAAACTTTGTGGGCTCTGTGAGAGATAATTATGAGTGGAGTAGCGGATTTACCCTTACGGGTGTGTAACAGGTGCGGGGGCGTCTGGATGGAGGATTCGCAGATGTATGAAGATGTGGACCGGTGCCCGCACTGCGGGGTCAGGGCCGGGTCTCCGGAGTATGAGGGGAAGCCGGACCCTGATATTGACTATTGACCCGTTTCCGTCATTCCCGCGAACGCGGGAATCCAGGGGAATCAACCACTTATGGACTCCCGTTTTCGTCATTCCCGCGAACGCGGGAATCCAGGGGAATCAACGGCTTTAGAGACTTTTTACGAGACTATCACCATTGAAGGGTTGAATTGAATATTGAAGGGAGCGCATGGGACGGAGAGCTGGGAGGAAGAAGACGCGGCGATGGAAGATAGCGGAAGCGAAAGCGGCAAAAGAGAGGCTGAAGGCTGCAAGGCAGGGCAGCAATCGAATAAAGGAAAGAGGATAGCCCGATGAATACGGAGGAGGTAGCGATGACAAAGACTAAGGAATACGCAAAGTGTAACCTGGATTTGCCGAGTGGTTCAGAGGTGAAAATTTCCGGGTTTAACAGTATCGGGGTGAACGATAAGATCACCATGGTCGTGACCGGTACCGTCAGGGAGATCTCGGAGAATGCGGACGAATGGGATCCGGGTAAGCACATGAGGATCCGGATCAAAAAGTGCAAGATTGAGGGGCCGGCCAAGAAAACCTCTATTGATGATGCGCTCAAGGATTCTGTTGGTAAAGTTTAAAAGACTGTCTCTCGCAGCAGGGACACCGGCGAAGGCGCAGCAGGAACGGCGAAGGCGCAGCAGGAACGGCGAAGGTTAAAAGATTGTCTCTCACAGAGGACACAGAGGACACAGAGTTTTTACAAATAACCAATAACGAATAACTAATATCCAGTATCCAGCATCCAGCATCCAGTATCCAGTAACCAGTATCCAGCATCCAGTATCCAGTAACCAGTATCCAGTATCCAGTAACCAGCATCCAGCATCCAGTATCCAGTATCCAGTAACCAGCATCCAGTAACCAGTATCCAGTAACCAGTATCCAGTATCCGGAGGCTGATATGGACGGAAAGACCCTTTATAATTACGCCGTGAAGGCTATGGGCGGGATCGCGGACGAGGACAAGAAGTTTTTTTATGATTGTCTCGATGCCGCGGCCCTGGATTTTGTGCGTCAGACCAGGATCCTGACGGCTATCGCCACTATCACCACGGTTGAGGACCGGCAGGTCTATAATCTCCCGGCGAATTATATCGAGCCTTATCTCAAGGACCGGAACCGGCGGTTTGTGGCCAAGTATTATGACGGGACTTACTACTCCTGGCCGTATCTCACGTCCTTTGAACACCTCTATCGTGCAAATTACACGGACAGTAAGGATATTCCCGCCCGTTTTGCCGTTAGAGACAAGCCTGACGGGGAAAGTTCGGTGACCGGGACGGCCACTTCTGCGGGCGCGGCCACGGCGGGCCGATGTATCCTGACCGATACGGAGGCGGCTTTCGAGACCACGGCCGAGGTCCGGGATATCATCCACAACACCACGGACGGATCGGACGGGGTGGTTCTTTCCATAACCGATGACACCCATCTTGTCTGTGCCCTTTTCGGCGGGACCAATAACGCCTGGACCTCGAGTGACGCCTATGTGATCACACCGGCGGCCAACTACCAGGTCTATCTCGATGCACCGTCGGCCACGGCCGACCAGACCCTTTATGTGCCCTATCTCTGTATGCCCTCCCCTGTCTATTCGGATTATGACACCTGGCGTTTTCCGCCCATGAGCTGCCGGGCCATCTGTTACGAGGCGGGCTGGCTCTTTAACGCGGATTACGAGGAAGGTCTGGAGCGGTTTGAAAACCTGCATAATCTCTATTTGGAAGAGATTGTCCGGGTGAACCGGGAGACCGCGCTGAAGAGGCTGCAGGGCGGGAGATATTCCACGAGAGGATAAAAAAAAGAAAAAATCTCTCACAGAGGCACAGAGAACACAGAGAAAAGATTTTGACACAAAGAGGACACCATGAGAATCAAAAAAGTAATGATTAAGGGGGAGGATTAATGGATACAGGAGAAGGAAGATTTGAAGAATTTGAGTATAAACCATCAGAGGAGTATGACAATCTGAGGAAGAAGTACCCAAAATCAAAAGGTGTCTTTTATGTAGGAGAAGAACTGAAAATCAAAGGGAGTTTGTTTCGGGTTAAAGATATCTCACCTTATGGGATAAAGCTGAAATTGCTCAAAGGGGAGTTATCAACAGTGAAGATTTATAAATAAAAGACTCTGTGATCTCTGTGGGCTCTGTGAGAGAAAATCTTTTAAACTTTGCATCTCTGTGAGAGATAAATTATGCCGAGAAACGTCAAAATGAATTCGTTTACGGGTATGAACAACGTCAAGGCCTCGGAGGGATTGTTTGTGGCCAAGGGCGGTGTTGTGGAGCCCCGGATCATTCTGAATGCGGATGTGACGCAAAAGGGCCGTCTCGTCAAGCGGGATGGGCAGACCAAGGTTATTTCGCTCACTGACGGCCATTCGGAATGGGCAGGGGCCACCTGTCATCTCGTTATGGACGGGACTACCCTCAAACGGATCAGCGGTGAGACTGCTACCACCATCGAGGATATCGGTGGTCTCAAGACCGAGATGTTCTACGCCGAGGTCGGCGACAAGGTTTACCTGTCCAGTAAATATTATAACGGCATATTCGACCCCGAGACCGACACTATATCGGTCTGGGGCATTACCCTGCCCGAGGGGCCGGTCCTGTCTTCAACCACCGGGGGGTTGCCTGCGGGCAGGTATAAGGTCACACTTACCCAAAACCCCGCCACTTCCGGGGACGATATAAGCGGTAACGGGCCTGTATCCGGGATTACCCTTGCGGCCGAGGGCGGGATCTCCATCAGCAACCGCCCCTCGGGCGCCATAGTCTGGTGTACGGATCCTAATGGGGATAAATTTTTTAAGGTAGGCGAGACCGATGCGATCGTCAATCCGGTATCCGTGGAACCCCTGCCATCCTTTCTCTGTTCACCCCCGCCCTTTATGGAGTGTATCACACACGCGTTTGGCCGGATGTGGGGGATGAGAGACAATTTTCTCTATTACTCGGAATCCTTTCATTTTGGCTGGTGGAAGTTGGGCGGCAACCGTTTCAGGTTTGCCACCAATGGCGTCCTTATAGCAAAGGTCTGGTCGGGTCTCTTTGTCGGCTGCGAGGACCGGACCAAATTCATGAAGGGGACTAAGCCCCAGGAGATGCAGGAGATGGACGTGGGCGCCGGGGCCGTGTCCCTGAAACCGGCATATTGCAATAATATTATCGAATTGGGAGATACCATATCCCCGCCTGAAAAAAAGCATCACAGTGTACCCGTGTGGGTGTCAAAAGAAGGGTTTGTGGCGGGGAACCCGGCAGGAAGGCTGTTTTCGCTCAGTCAGCGAAAGGTAAAGTTTGCCCCCGGGGCTACCGGGGCCATGTTGCACAGGATGAAAAACGGGCAGTTTCAGGTTTTGTCCTCATTCCCGAGGGGCGGAGTAAACAGCGGCCTCGATATAAGTGATGATGCGACGTGTGAGGTTGTGCGCAATGGAGTGGTGATTTAAAAAATGTCTCTCACAGAGGACACAGACCCGCCTGCCTCGCGTTGCGAAGCATTGCGGGCAGGGGACACAGAGAAAAGATTTATAAATTAGAAACTCTGTGATCTCTGTGGGCTCTGTGAGAGAAAATCTTTTAAACTTTACGGTTCAATTAACAGATAACAAATAACTAATTCCGGGGTGCTTTCGGGGAGTTGATCTTCTCCGGTAGCCAAATTTAGAGGCCGTATGGGGTTTGTGTGCTCCATATCGGCCTTTTTTTATGCCCCGGCCAAACACCCGCCTGCCTCGCGTTGCGAAGCATTGCGGGCAGGAAGGAGAATAATCATGGACAGAATAGTAATACCAAATGGAGATATGCTTGACGAACTGAGGGAAACCCCGGATTTAGCGTATAGGGCCAAGCACCAGGTTGAGAGTAACTTGGGCCTCGTGGGGATCTGGCAGTGTGACCAGTATCGGGACGGGAAGTTGATAAGCGGGGGGTATCCGGAACCGACTCGCAACACGTTTACGACCGAGGGGGTCGCTTATTTTCTCAATATCCTGTTTTACACGACCGCAAAGTCCGCGGCTCGTATCTGGTATGTTGGAATATACGACCTGGATGTGACACCCGCTGTCGGGAACACCGCCGCTGTGCACCTTGGGGCAGGTGGGACTTATGGCGCGATGCAGGCTACCACTGAAATAGATGAGGCGACCTACCCCGAATATACCGCCGCTGCCATATCGGCAGCAAGGATAGCAACAAACGCGGCAAACAAGGCCGAGTTTACCATTGCGGCCACCAGGACTGTCTACGGGGCGTTTCTCGGTGATGATAGCGATCCTACAGGCGTGGCCGGGCATTTGTTAGCGGCTAAGAAGTTCACGGCTTCACGGGATGTTATAGATAACGATGTGCTATATGTATCGTACGTCATTACGGTGAGTTAAGGGTGAAAAAAGAAAAAGGCTCTCACAGAGCCCGCAGAGATCACAGAGTTTTTTTATTATAAATCTTTTCTCTGTGTTCTCTGTGCCTCTGCGAGAGATAATCTTTTAAACTTTGCGTCTTTGCGTCTTTGCGAGAGATAATCTTTTAAAATGCCTAAATACCAACATGACAATTTCGGCGACGTGATGGACCACATTTTCGCAAAGGGTATCATCACGTCTGTCGATTCCGAGAACGACCTTGCTGACGTGACGGTCGAAGGTTATCAGGATGGTTCTGATGTTCCCTTGTTCTATCACTGCGAACCTGACAGTGAAGAACGGTCAAACGGCGCCATCGAGGGGGCCGCCGCCGCCTTCAGCGTAGACGATGAAGTGATAGTCATGCTGGAGGTAAACGGGGCTCCTGTGCGTATTGTGGGGTTTGTGGATGGGATTAAGAGTTGTTGTCTGTTCACTGAATTATATCCCTATGATGAAGAGAAGTGGGCAGGTCTTTGGCCGGTAACAAGCTGGTGTAATGATGGGTGGGAGGCGATTCCGTGTGACGGGTTTGTAACATCTTCATTTACTTTCGATGGAGAGACTACCTTTGTTTTTGATCGTGGTGGGTGTGGGGGGCATGGTACACCGGATCACGTACAAGTATATCATCAACAAAATCTTAATACGCCATTAAATATGAAGGGAGAGGAACTGTATTTCCTTCTTGATATTGATACATATTCATTTAGTTTCTCAGGACAAGAAGTGCCAGGAAACAACACATATAGTTATGTAAGAGTTGGGCTAATTGTAGCCAGAATCTCAAACCCTTCCATTACACCTACGCTCATTCAATTTTTTGGACCTGCTGACGCTTATCCTGAAGTAACACATAATACGACGCCTTCTGGCTCGTATTCAGATTCCGGTATATTTTACATAAATATATTGGATGTAATTAAATATCACTTTCCAGAAGAACCTAATCTTGATGATTGGCAAATAAAAGGATTTAGGGTTCATTATCTTGCAGCCGCAAATGCAACTTTGGCAAATTGCAACTTTCTTGTAAACGGTTTTATTGACTTTAATAGCATAAAGGTTTGTGGAGCTTTGCCCACGGGGGCGAAACTTCCAGCTTATAGTGGATACGGATATGGTTAATTAAAATAACCCAAAGAACCTGATCCCTTCTTTGGTCAACAAAAACAAGACTGGTATGGCGGTCGCTATGCCGGTCTCTTTTATTGGCCGGGGGAGAGATAAAATGGAAACAAAGCCGAAAATGGGAGTCTTGATAGAGGCTCACGTTGAAAAATCAATCATTTACCGCCCCCGCTTCCTGGCGAAAAGTATTTGGGACGTGGAGCACTGGCGGAAAGGTCAACTTCTTTCCAAAACACAGGACCATAACGTTTGCACCGATGAAGGGTTAGACGCCCTACTTGACATCATGTTCGGGGCAACGGCCAAGATAGCCACATGGTACATTGGGATATTTGAGGATGATTATACGCCTCTTATCACAAACACTTATGCTGTCCCCGGCTACACCGAATCGACGGCCTATGTGGAGGCAGCAAGGGTGGAATACATAGATGCCCCGGCTTCTTCAAAGGTGATGACCAATAGCGCCAGCAAGGGTGAGTTCACCATGAACGCCACCAAGACCATTTATGGCGCGGCCCTGGTGGGCGGTGGAACAGACCCAACGGTCAACACGGACACCGCTGGAGGCGGGACCTTATATTGCTCCGCGCAGTTCGGAGTGGGAAAAGCCGTTGTCAGCACGGATGTTTTAAAAGTGACGGTTACAATTACTGCGGCTGATGTTTAAAGAAATTGATGAAAAGGAAATCTTAATGACATCCTTACTATTTCGTAAAGGTTAATCATGCCGATTGGAACATATTCACCTGGAGCCAGTGGAGACGATTCTGCATTCGGTGGGGGGGATTTCTGGCCCAGCAGCGGAGAAATGTCCTGTTGTGGCGGATTTGATGTTTTCTTTCGTTTCAGGAACGTAGCCATCGCTAATGGTTCTACAATCAATAGCGCTAAAGTCAGCTGGAGAGCGACAAATAACCAAAATGCCATCGATTCCGATGTCGACATTTACGGGAACGATGTTGACGATGCAGTTGCACCCACTTCGTATGCTCAAGCAGCCGCATTGGTTTTAACAACAGCAAAGGTGGATTACGATAATTTACCCCAGCTTGTAACGTACGATTGGTATGATTCGCCCGATATCACATCTATTATTGAGGAAATAATAGGCAGACCTGGGTGGGTTTCAGGCAATGATATAATTATAGTTTTCCAAGGCATATCAGGAACTCAATTTACCATTGCTGGAATCGACCTCGGGTTTGATAGTGAGGCCGATCTTGTAATTGACTATTCGGCACCAGCGCCTACAGAAATAGAAGCAGAAATCACAGAGGGGTTTACCACCTCTGATGTTCCAGACGCTTTTAACCTGACTGATGGAATATCGGAAGGGTTTTCTTCTTCAGATGCTACCGTGGGCATGAACACCACCTGTAAGATATCCGAAGGCTTTAAGGTTAATGCCCTATTAGGCGGTGAAGGTGAAGGTGAAGGTGAAGGTGAAGCGGATTTCACAACGGATGATGCTGCATCCGCCGTTAAAGAACAGTATCCGGTGGAGGAAGGCGAGAGTCTCACCTCAGACGATGCCCTGGCCGTAGAAACAGAAACAACGCTGGCCGAAGGTGTCACTTCTTCCGATGAGATCGATGTGGGCACGGAAGTAATTGTTCCGGAAGGCGCATCGTCTTCTGATGAAATTGATGTGATACACGCAAAATATGTAACCATAAATGAAACCCTCAATCTCTATGGCACATTGGGCTGGGCCTGGGGTAAGACCAACGAAGAAACCTTGGCCTTTACCGAGGCGGTAGACAAGATCCTTTCTATCCCTGTCAATGACCCCTTGACCTTAGAAGATGTGGCAGTCAGCAACTGGACCGGGACGGAATCGGTCGAGTCCACGTTACAGTTTATAGGGAGTCTTATTGTCGGGGAGATATTCAACGAGACTAATTCCGAGACCCTTACAATCACAGACGTACCAACCTACCTGCATAAGATGATATCGGCCATAGCGGACAGCCTTGGTATTACCGAGGCTGTGACCGCGCAGGCTGAGTTTAACCCCGAGATTATTGAGGCCATTGCCATAACCGGGCTTGTGGAAGTCCTGAGCAATCTCTTTAATGCCAATGAAGAAACCCTTACCTTGACGGATACGCTCGGGGTGGGATGGGGCAAGACCCTTGCCGAGACCCTGACCCTGACCGATACGGCCACACCGCTATTTTACGCCATGGCGGCCCTGACTGATTCTATTGCCTTTACGGAAGCGGTCTTACACCAGTTTCAGGTTGATGAGAGCATATCGGACGTTATCGAGTTTGCCACGACCCTGGCTTTACAGCAGATCTTGACGAATACGGTTGAGGATACGCTTGATTTTGAGATTACGGTCGAGTTAGACGGGGAATTGTGGGAGTGCTGGGTTTTGAATACAAACGCCTTCCACGCGTCTGTTTACAGCGGGTATGACTTTAACTCATTCGCGGTCGATAACGATATTGCCTATGGGTGCAAGCCGGACGGGATATACAGGCTGGATGGCGATACGGATGACGGGGACGCCTTCAAGTCCGGGCTCGTACTCCCCGAGAGCCGGTTCGGGACCCCTCATTTTAAAAGGTTCAGAAAGGCCTATTTCGGTCTGGCAGGCGGGACCACCCCGGCCATCAAGATGGAGAATGAAGACGGGACGAGCAACACATACACGATCGCCAATTCCAAGGCAACACCGACCAGGGGAGTGAAGGGCAGGAGGTGGACGGTGAGTGTGGGGGATTTTGATAGTCTGGATTTTGTGGAACTGGTGCCCTTATGGCTGGTTCGATAAAAAAAGTCTCTCACAGAGGCACAGAGGACACAGAGAAAAGATTTATAAATTAGAAACCCTGTGGTCTCTGTGGGCTCTGTGAGAGAAAATCTTTTAAAATTAAAAACTCTGTGTTCTCTGTGTCCTCTGTGAGAGACAATCTTTTAAACTCTGTGCCCTCTGTGGGCTCTGTGAGAGATAATTATGACGAAAGCGATGGAAGACAACTTATGGTACCGGGGTAAGCGGCCCATTATCGACAAGTACCTGTCCGAGCAGAAACAGGCTGAGGATGTTGTGGCCGGCCGGGGGATACTGTACCGCCCGGGGTTTCTCGGGGAGGCGATCACGTCCATTGAACTCAATGCCAAGACCGGGCTATCGGATCTTAATTATCAGATTGTCACGGCGGCGATCGAGCGCGAATTGGCCCAGACCGGTCACGATTACGACATAGCAGTCAAAGAGGCCATGATAGCCTGGGAACTCGAAAAGGCTACTGCTCTCACTACCTTACAACAGGATTTTGCTGATAATAAGAAAGTGCGGGACATGGACGACCAGGAGCTTGACCGTCTTGAGATTACCACGAATCTAAGAAAGCTCGTTCTTATGGCCGCAAAGACCGCCATTGATATTGATATGGAAGAACTCAGACAGGAAATGACCACGGTGGATCAGTCAACCTTCCCGGCTGAAGATGCGTTACTTGCGGCCAGGCTTGCAGCCGGACGGAAGAAACTCGAAGTCATACCCTACATCGAGACGGTGCTTGAGAAACAGCAGCTTATTATAGACGCGGAAGAGGATAACGCAGACCGGAAGACCGCCCTTATCACTGAAAAGGAAATCCTGAACGACAAACGGGAAGACCTGATAGATGCCAGGGAGCTGATAGCCGATGCCATAGTTACCCTGATAGCGGCAAAACAGGCCCTTGTGGTAAAGCGGGAAGGTTTAATAGACGCGAAAGAGCTTGTGTCTGGTCAGGAAACACTTAATGTGGGATATCTTAACTTATACATACAATCACTAACTGGTCTGGATGCTGAAAAGCAATCTCTTATCACGGCCAAGAAAGCCCTAATCCCTTATATCCATAACAAGTCTTCAGCCTTGATTGCCTATACCGCTGAACTTGACGCTTGGGTAATAGTCAAAGACGCCATTGCCACCATTAAAGAACAGATTTCGTCCGAAATGGAGCTTAGAGTAGACAAGAAGGGTGACATCATAGATGCCAAGGTAGACCTGAATGATCTAAAGTTGGATTTACAGGAGGCCAAGATTAACCTTGAAATTGCCAGAATGACCGGAAAAAGCGATTTAATGACTCAGAATATAAAAAATGCGGCTTTGATGCTTGCGGAGCGTGAAACTTCTTTCAATGCCAAGATAACAAGGGAGAGTGCGTTGACAAGTGGCCAGATAGACCTTGATCTTTATGACGCTCAAGTTGGTTTTGAAACTACATCAGAGGTAAACGATATTGAGTTTGATGCAGAAAGAATCGCCGTTATTAAAATTGCGCGAGCCCGAATAAGAGAAAAAACAGATACCGCAGACATAGCGGCCAATGCAGAATTGACGAGTGAGTTAGTTCATTTATTGGCATAAATAAGGCGCAAGGGAAAAAGTCTCTCGCAGCAGGAACGGCGAAGGCGCAGCAGGAACGGCGAAGGTCAAAAGATTGTCTCTCACAGAGGACACAGAGGACACAGAGTTTTTACAAATAACTAATAACGAATAACGAATAACCAGTATCCAGTATCCAGTAACCAGCATCCAGTAACCAGCATCCAGTAACCAGTATCCAGTATCCAGTATCTAGTATCCGGCCGGAGGCCGACATGACATCCACAATCTATGAAAGAGGACAGGCACGGGAATCAATCATCTGGAACCCGTTTGAGTATAACGGGCCTTTCAACACCGTCCATGACGCTGAGAGAACTATCATATTTGGGCTCTATGCGAACACCTACCTTTATGGACATAATTACCTGAACGAGATCGAAACAGAAGATCTTGCGCGGTTGGTTGATAATTACACCGTTGCCATTGCTCAGATTACCAATGATGAGGCGCAGCTTGCCCTTGATGTTGCGGCCAGGCGGTATGTGGAACGGATAGAGGGCCAGATCCACGATGAGAACCTGATAACGAGAGACAAGAAGATAGATGCCTTAGATGATGAGTATGACGCGAAGACGGCAGCCCTTGATGCCGATTATGAAGCCATTACGACCATGCAGGCCAAGGTCCAGTTAGCCTGGGACAAGGCAACACAGAAGATAAAAGACCTTGAAATGAGGACCGAGCTTGAGGATGTGGCGCAGTCTCTTGTTGATGTGGACATTACAGAGCAGGAATTGAGAGCCGCTAAGGCTGATCTTGCTGTGATAGAGGCAGGGCTTAAAGGTCTTGACATTCAACTCGCCATCACACAGGCGGGAATTGACCAAACCGATACCGACCGTCAGATTACAGAGGCCGGGATTAAGGTTGATGAGGTAGGCATAGAAGTATCTGAAACAGAGGTTAAGGAATTCGGTGTGGATCTTGATATTACCAATGCTGGTATAGGACTAAGCAAGTCGCGGGCCGCTGGGGAACGTATCAAAAGTGATACGAAAGGGGTTGCTGTCCGAGTTGCAGAGACAGGTCTACAGATTGTAGAAACAGATGCTAAAAAGTCTCAAATTGATGCAGAAATATCTAAGATTGAAGCTGATACTGCGAGGTTGGCATTGGTGGATAGTGAAAAAACCATTGCCAGGGCTGACAAAAGGATAGTCCAGGCAGAGAATAACTTATTGGTAAAAGAAAAGGATCTTATAAAATCACAAGAGGACAACGTAACGGATGAAACAATTTTCATAGATGACCAGAAGATCGAGCAAGAGACATTGGATGGTAAGATTATAGAGCATGATCAAGCTAAACATGATTTTGACATAGGAGTAAGCGAAAAAGAAACCGATTTTGAAGACAACTTAAAGGATATAAAAGTAAATGCTTTTGATACGAAAAGAGATTTGGTTGATGAAGTCAAAGTTAGTAAGGTTGGAGATGCTAACGATAGAATTAGAATCCACGCTATAAGGACTGAAGAGGTTCAACTCCTTGCAGATGCAGCCATTACCGCAGCGCAAAACATAGCTGATGCAAATATAGTAAATACACTAACTCATTCTATAGGATAATTATGCTGAATTATTTTGGCAATTATTTGTCTGAAACTGAAGCTCAATTAGAAGAGTACTTAGGCGTTCGTAATCCGTTTTACGACTATCTTCTTGCCATGAAGACACAAATGCCTGGGGGGGCCAATATTGTTGGTATGATTGCAGCCCGGGTTAAGGCTCTATGGGAAAGCATTGACTTAGGGTTTATGGGTGACAGGCTTACTTATGCTCCAGGAGATCGGACGTTAAACTTTGGGGATAAGAATAACCCAGTCAGAGTTGGTTTAGGCGCACCTATTGACTATGATATTTGGTACGTGTTCGGGGCTGGAAATGTTTTAAAGTTTGGTGGAAAAAGTGTTGAAGAATCAATGGAAAAGATGGCCGGGTTCTTTGAAGAAGTTGACCAAGCTAAACCTTTAATTCCTCCGGTAGAGAATGTTGATCCTAATGTTTTTATCTATCCGCGTTCAGGCGGGACAGTGGGTACTACTTTATTTGCAAGCATGACGTCCGGCCGCATTAATTTAGGGACGAGAAGTCACCAGTATGCAATAAAAGAGGCACGGTTTGAAACATGGCTTACCGGGAACAGTGCCGAATATTATTCAAACGGCCCTAAAGCTCCCGATGGTGACGGTTATGCCGGCTATATTGCTTTTCCCGTAGGGCCTCTTGGGGTAATGTGGCGTATCAGCTTGGCGACCGAATCCTCACTTGCAAGTGGATTAAGCACCAGGGTTGTCCCTATTGGTGCTCAAAATGAGACTATCGAGGGGGGCGAGATACTTCCACCCTTTGACCTCAATAAGAAAGAGACTTGCGGCGAAATGATGATGAACAAGGGCTATATTATAGATGATGATTCTGTGGTTGAAAAATTTGCAGAGGGAGCCGGTACTGACCAACCGCCTTATCACTACTGGCTAAGGTATTGGATCAAAAAAGACAATACCGAGATAGTCCCTGGTGAGTTTTGCGGATTGCTATGCAGACCATGGCCTTTACATTGCTGGTGGAACCAAGAAACAGCTCCTATTGTATATTCAGGGCATTGGGTAGAGACGGAGTTTTATACATCCGGGATCGTTAAAGAGGTTATTGAACCAGAAGACGGAGAGGTCGGCAACAGATATAAGATTTGGGCCAAGAACGAGGAAATTATTGTCAAGAGTTCTGATTTTCTGGAATACGAGGTTGATGAACGTGTGGGCCTGCTCAAGACGTGGAGAGAAGGCAGCGGGGATAGTGGCGGATATATCGGTCCGGTGTCGGATATTGGGGAGCCTGCCAATTTCAACTGGAAGAATTTGAGTTTATTGGATACCGGGGAGGCGCTGACGGAAGATTGGGTTATTGTGCCTGCAGGGTTCTACGAAAGTTCAGGTAGCAGTGTGGGAGGTTAAAAAAGGGTATCTCACAGAGGCACAGAGGGCACAGAGAAAAGATTTATAAATTAAAAACTCTGTGATCTCTGTGAGAGAAAATCTTTTAACATCTGGGGGATAGGAAAATGGCAACATCAGCAATAGACAATTTAGAACGTAAGCAGTTTGCAGGAGCTATTCGAAAGGCGATATTGGAACGTATTCGTCAGCCCCAGGGCCAGGGCTACACGGGAGGGCCTACGGCGGGGGCAAGACCCATGATGAGTTTTAGTGGGGGATCAGCAGCGGATGCCCAGGCTTTTAACGATAAGAGAACCCGTCAAGCCTTGTATGGAAAGTACGGCAAAGGCGGGATACTGCGTGAGCGGATACGGGCAAAGAGCTTGAGCGATATTGCCGGACGGGGGATGACGGCAAAGGACCGGGCGGATATAGAACTGAAGAAGAGGGAGTTGGATATAAAAGAGAGAGATCCATTCCTAAACCCCCCGCTCATAACGGGAAATGAAGGGCAGGGAGAGATTGCAACCCTGCCGCATACCGGGGAGCCGCTGGCTGCGCCGGCATTATTGGGCGGGGAGCAGTTTCAGCCGCCTGCAGCGCCGGCGTTGAGAGATGCGGCGCCGGCTGCGCGTAGGTCCGGTGGCGGTGGGATTACGGTTCCGCCGTTACGAGAGGGGGAGCGCCGGGATCCCCGGATGGCTCCGCCGGGAACGTATAGTGCGCCGGGTGAATATGATCCGGGGTTAGGCGCAAGGATAAGGGAGCAAATTGAAGGCGCCCGAGCGAATGAACGTTTTACGCCGCCGGCTGAGCAAACCCCATATGGTGGAGATTATGATACACCTGGGGGTGGCGGGCCGGATTATGAGGCTGAAAGCTATAAGCCGCCATTGCGCGAGGTTGCGCAGACTGCCCGGAAACCCGAGGTAAGCGTAGCCGAAATAGCAAAGGCACTGAAAGCGGCAAGCGCAAGACCCGGCAAGACCCGGGCGTCTTCTGCGGAGAGCACGAAAGAGAAAGGACTCGCCTGGTTGAGTAAATTGATTGAGGGGTTGTGGCCCAAAGGCCAACCTCATGATCTATTATATAGATAGGGTAGACTTCCTTAGAGAGAGACCATGCCATCTTCAAATTTAGCTGATATTGCGGGGTTTATACGTCAGGAGCAGGAGAAGGACGAGCGGCTGTTAGCCTCATTGGCGCGCCCGCAAAGGCCCAAGGCCCATACTTATACGCCCGAGGAGCGGTTTGGGTTTATCTCGCAGCGGGGCAAGGAGCTGATCCGGGATAATCCCGACCGGGATTCGAAGCTCCTGCAGGCCGGGATCGATGAGATAGGGGAATGGAAGGAGGCCCCGAATAACTATCCGGTCCTCGAGGACTTGGAACGGTACGGGGCCGAACGGATGAAGAGGGTAGAAGAGGCAAGCCCTGGCGCACTGACCGAAGCCGCGAAAGGTGTTGGAAGGGCGGCGCTGCGATGGAATGAGGCCGCAAATACGGGATTGCAATGGCTCGGAAAACAGGCCGAAAGCGGCTGGTTGGAGCGAAAGTTAGGTGTTGCCGATGCAGGTGGAAAAATCGCTGAGTGGGCTGAAGGCAATGTAGAATTCCTTCAGCGGAAACAGAAGGAATGGGGTCTTGAACAAGCTGAAAAGTTTAAGGGAAAGAATGCAATAGATAATCCTGAAATACTTAAAGACGCTTCCTGGTGGGCCGGAACGCTTGCGGAGTTTGGTACAGACCTTGGGGCTATGATTTTACCTTCCATGCAAGCCCATAAAATAATCACTACAGCAGGAAAGGCCACCAAGATGGCCCCTGCCCTTATAAAAAGTCTCGCAGACATAGGGGCTAAAATGACGGGAGGCGCCATTGGAGTAGGGCTTGAAGCAACCGCAACTTACCAGAATGTTTTAAAGCAAACCGGTAGCCACGAGGAAGCGACCCTTGCGGCCGGTTTGTTTGCTCCCGCGGTGTTTGCCTTGAACGCTTTTTCTGTGGGTAAGTTGATGCAACATGCCGGTCAGGGGTTAATGGCTAAAGGCGGCAAGGCTTTAGTGAATTTCTTGACTGAAGGCACTACCGAAGCACTGGAAGAGCCCGCGGAAGTGGCGTCACAACTTGCAGCGAAAATAATACAAGGCAAACCCGTTCCTGAAGAGTGGAAAGAAATGTTTTCGGACTCCATGAAGCAGGCGGCAACGGTATTTCTTCCCGCCGGAATAGCCGGGGGCGGGATGTCTATGGCGACAGGCGTAGGGCGCGAGGCGGAAAAGCCGGTCGATGACGGCCAGGGGATGGGGGCGGATACCGGGCAGGTGGATGAGGTAGGCGAGGCAGAATCCAGTATCCAGCATCCAGAATCCAGTATCCAGCATCCAGTATCCAGCATCCAGCATCCAGAATCCAGTATCCAGCATCCAGAATCCAGTATCCAGCATCCAGAATCCAGTATCCAGAATCCAGTAGGTGATGCGCAGACGGAGATAAAAGAGATTGGGGCGGAAGGGATAGCGCTTGAGACGCTTTTGGAGACGCCGATCGAGGAAAGATTGGACCTGCCCGCCAGTGCCAGGCGTTCGCAGGCGGGTGTTCCACGTGGAACGGAAGAACAGCGGGAGGGCGAAGCGGTTTTACCTGATATCGTCCCGCCGGAGACCTCACCCCCTCCGGCAGCGGTCATCCCTCCAACGCCTCCGGATCAGGGCGCCACCCCCGGTCCGGAGGTCCCTCCTCTTACCGAAGAGGAGCGGGCGGAGTTGTGGGAGATGGCGCTGTCTGATGAGTTTGTGCCCGAGGATCTGCGGACGGTGGATTTAGAGCAGATGGCAGGGGCACTGGAGGTGGAGTTACCGGAGGGGTATGGGAGATTTGAGCTGCTTAAAGGGGTGAACGATAAGATAGGGGCAGAAAAAAAAGAAAGTGGTCAGGAGGCAGTGGTCAGTGGTCAGGAGGCAGTGGTCAGTGGTCAGGAGTCAGTGGTCAGTGGTCAGAAGGAAGCGGCAGAGCCTGCCGTAATCCGGACTAAAACAGATAAGCCTTTTAAGACGGAGAAGTCTGCGGCGGCGGGTTTGAAAA